GAGATCATGGCCGACCGCTCCGGGGACGAAGAGTTCTTGAAGTTGCAAGGCGACCTCACCGCCCTGCAAACGACCCATGCGGACACCACCAAGGCGCTCGAAACGCTGCAAGCGACCCACACGGCCTTGGAGACATCCGCAGCCGGGCTGAAGCAGCAAGTCGCCGACTTGACCGCCGAGGTCGCGGAATTGAAAAAGAAAGCAGCAGCCAACCACACCGGAGGCGAGCCACCGGAAGGCGGCGGCGGCGGCAGCACAAAGGCGTACGATCAGTGCCCCATCACGCAGAAAGCCCGCGCCCGTAACAAGGCATAGGTTTACCCGCCCAAGCGGCACACCTTATTATAATATCCTATTCACTGAGAAAATCTATTCAACATGTCTGTAACAATGACATCGGTCACGGCCTATCGTGACTACGTACAAGAATTCAGCGACAAACTGATCGGCAAGGCGTTTTTTTCGCCCAAGACCGTCCGCATGGCGCAAGAAGCCGGCACCGCCCACGAGGGCGTGAAAGGCAGAAAAACCCTCACGACTTTTGACGTTGCCGACAACAAGGCCGTCGTTTGGCAAAAAGATTTCAGCGCTGCCTCTGGCGCGACTTCGGTCGCCCCTCGCCACCTCGATGTCGTTGCGATCAAGCGCGATTTGAGTTTCTGCCCGCAGGAATTCGAGAGCAACTACCTCGGCTTCATGCGCGGCAAAGGCCAGAATCCCGGCGAAGATTTGCCGTTCGCGGGCTTCATCTTGGAGCAGATCCTTGCGAAGCACGCCGAGGAAATCGAAACGGCGCTCTGGAGCGGCGTCAAGGCCGGCACGGTCACGCCCGGCACCACGGCCATGAATGCGGCCTTCAACGGTTTGCTGAAACTCATCACCGATGCAGTAACCGGTGGCCTTTCTCCGGTTGCGACTCCCGGTGGTGCCATCACCACTTCCAATATCGTTGCCCTGGTGGAATCCATGTGGGACAGCCTCGGCGCTGGCTACAAGGAGAACCCCGTGTACGTCTGGATGTCTTGGAAAAACTACCAGCGCTACCAACAAGGCTACCGCTCGGAGTTTGGCAAATACACTACCCAAGGCCCTGATGCCCGCACAACCTTGGATTTTGGCCAGAATGCGATATTGCTGCCTTCGCCTGGACTGGGCACCAGCAACCGCATCATCATGACGCCCGCCAACAACATCCATGTCGGCTACGACGACTTCGAGGGTGCCCAAATCTTCAACTTCGAGCAAAATAAGCGCGTGATCGACTACTGGATGGACTTCAAAATCGGCGTCCAGTTGGCGCGCATTACGAGCGACGTGTTGGTGGTCAACGACTTGACATAGTCACTATGGAACAACAAAGCGGGAGGGTCTTGGATTCTCCCGCTTACTTTCACTTATATATCCACCTTTTCAAAAAGTACACATGCCACGTACATTAGAAGAAATAGATACCGCCCTTGCCGCAATCGAAGCAACTGCCAATTCGCAGACCAAAATGATTGAAGATATCTTGGCTGCGCAAAAAGAGCAATCCGACCGCCAAAAAAAACTTGAAGAGTCGCAAAAGGTGATTGCCGAATCCATCTCTGCCGACATCGAAGACATTAATAAGACCCTTGACAAACAAGTCGGGATTATTGACGCGATTAAGATCAGCGGCGGCACGAAGGGCGAAGGCGAGCCGGAAGAGGAAACACCGAAGGAAATCATTTTCCCTACGTTCGAAATGAACGGCAAGGCGCACACCTTCAAGGCAGCCTTCTTCAAGATCAAGGGCGACGAATACAGCGCTGAGGACGTGGTGAAAAACGAGGCCCTCCTTGATTGGGTTGTAGCAGAATACCCCGGGCTGTTCAGCACGGAGCCTGCGCCAAAGAAGTAACCCATCCCACATTTTCTAACAATCTAATCTGAATACCATGCCAGCAGTCAGCAATACGGTAGAAGTAATCGCCCGCGAACTTGGGCGGAATAGCGCCGGCGTCCACGGCGAATTTTTCTGGACGAACAGCGACGAGATCGTAAGCCAAACCTTAACCGCGCACACCATAAGCGCGTTCGCAATGCGAGCCGCAGTGGTTGGCCCTCCAGCAGTAGCGGCGGGCAAGTTTTTTAAGGTGACGGCCAGCATGAAAGATGCCAGTTTCGAGACACAGGAAGATGAAAATGGCGTGTGGAAAACCACCGGCAAATTCTTCATCCCCAAGCAAACCGCAGTAAAAGCGGGCATCCTGAACGGCAAAGGCGAAGAATGCAACATCCTCGTAGTGCGCGACCTCAACGGTGCGCAGCGTATCATCGGCGACTTGGAGTTGCCGGCTACTGTCCGCATCAAGGAGACCACGTCGCCGAAAAACGGCTACGAACTCGCCTATGAGTGGAGCAGTAACCACAGCCCATACTTCAGCAGCGCGACCTTGACTGTGTAAGCAACCGTAACGTAGTGTCGGCGCTACTTCGTTTCGAGGCGCGCCGATACCCTACAACTAAGCAATGGAGATCGGAATTTATTCCGATCAATACCCTAAGTGCTTCTAAATGCGGAATAAATTCCGCTCTCCAACATGAAGGATACATCGTTCGAAAAGAAAAACGCCGCAGCGCTTCCCGAGCAGCCAGCAGCCAACCAAAACCCACAACGCACCTACGTGCATGAGCCTTATGACAAGGGTATCTATCTCCCTTCAGGGCGTTTGGTGAGGCCCTTGGAAATGAGCGACGCCGACATTGAAACCCTTATCCAAGAATACCCGCCTGCCGCAAGTTGGTGGGCTTAATCCACTTAATCCATGAACGAGCAACAAGTAGCACTTACTTACGAGGCCATCACCAATCCCATTTTGCGGTTGCTGGTCTATTTCTTGGCTGCCGCAGTGTTGGCGCTCACGGGAGCGGTCGTATATCAATACCGCGACCGGGAACACCTTATGAAGGAAGTCATGACGATCAATGCGGAGAACACCAAAATGTTCAACGCATTGGCGGCGGGCATCGAGCGGATGAGTGAAGACCTTGGGGAAGTGCGCAATCAACTATTCAACTACATTATCAAGAAATGACAATGAAAGAAGTAATCGCCTCCTCCCAAGACCGTCGCCTCGCTGCACAGCGCTTATTGCACCTGTTGGTTGTCCCGGTTGAGGGACAGCCGGAGCAACAACCGCCACAGCCCCAGCGCCAAGTCCGCAAGAAACACCGCGAAGTGGCCGTCCCCCCAACTGGTACAGTAGCCCTCGCTAATTCATAAGTTATTTGGTTTTTGGTTTTTGTTTGTTCGTGTCTCACCTGCCTAAAAGCGGGTGAGTTTTTTGCTAAATTTAAATGCTCTGTAAAATGTTTCGTAAAACAATTATCAATGCGGCTTTTGCTGCCATCCGTCGCTTCCTGATCGACCGCATCACCTTCGAGCCGCTCAAGCAGGCATTCCAAAAGTTGCTCAATCCGGCGTCGGACGTCGCGGACATCCTGACCGACAAGAACCCGAACAACCGCGAGCAGTTGGAGCAGTTCTGGAATGAACACAAGCACGAACTTGCCGCCGATGGCTTGGATGTAGCCGTAGCTATCGTGAAAGCGAAGGTGAAAGACCCTGACGTGCGCGACCTGATTATCGGCTTGCTCGAAAGCATCGAACCAACCTCCGGCCTCGTAAAAGCCTAACCATGCTGCAAGCGACCATCACCCACATCCCGCCGAAAGGCTCTTGGCTACAGGCGCGCCCGCGCAAGTATGAGGTAGCCCTACCGACCTCATGGTCGGAGGTAGCCCCCAACCTGCGCCGCGACTTCTGGAAGTTTGCCCTCGCTGGCAACTTCTTGGAAATTGCCAGGATAGCGAGCCGCATCCCGAAAGCGGTATGGTTCGCCCTCGATGCCGAAAGCAAGGCCGCGATGGTGTCGGTAGTGCGCGAATTTGCGACGGCTAAGCCGGACTGCGCCAATTTGCCGTTTGCGGCATTGCGGTGCGATGGGCGGGATTATTATTTCCCGAAACCCAACGGCTCGAACATCACGGCGATGGAGTTTGCCATTGCCGACGAATACTACAACAAGGTAGCGGCGGGAGACACCAAGGTGCTGCCGCTATTAGTCTCCACGATCTGCCGCGAAGCCCACCCCGACAACGCGGAGGCCATGCGGCGGGACGATGTCCGCGTGCCGATCTACAGTCGCACCGAGGTGGAAGCCCGCGCAGCGATTATTAAGGACGCCCAGCCAGCGATGCAGTTTTCCGCCCTACTCTACTGGGCAGGCATGAAGCAATTGGTAGCCACCCTATACGGAGAATGGCTATTCGATGCGCCGGAGCAGCCAGAAGAGGGTGAGCCAGAACCGCAACCGAACGAAGCGCCCGTACAGTCCCCACAGCCCAATTTCGGGTGGTGGGGCAGTTTCCTGACCGTCGCAGAAAGCGGCGTGTTTGGCAACGTCGAGCAGGTGCACCACACGGCCTTCCATAATGTATGTGTGTGGATGGTGAAGCAGGAGGTGAAACGGCAACAAATCGCTAACCAAAAACAACCGGCAGCACATGACGAGTTATGAGGAACTATGTGACTACCTGAGCACCTTCACGGTGGTGCCGGGTGTGAAGTCGGTCGTGATTGGCGACGACGAAGCCCTGATGGAGAACATGGTGAGCCGGATTGCTTATCCGGTGCTGTGGTGGGAAACGCCCGACGTGTCGTTCACCTGGTCGGACGACCACCCGAAAACGCGGTTCGATCTGGCCTGCGCGGTGGTTAGCAATGACAACGTGAAGACGGCCAAGAACGGCAACAAGATACTCAGCGACATGCTGCTCACCTTGCAGGCCGTCTATGCGAAGATATACGAGGATGCCTTTGGTGTCCGCGATTTTGATATTATCCTGAAAACCAATAACGCTGCTCCTGTGCGGCGATGGAGTGCCGACAACGCCTACGGATGGCGCTTCGAGGTTTCTATCGAACTGTTCCGGAGCGAAAAAGTAAACTAACTATGCCTACTCTTAACAAGACAGCGGGCGGCACGGCCTTGAAATACGTGGACGGCAGCAACATCCAATACTTCTCCATTCCTGCGCCGGTGGTGGTGAAGCAAGAAGGGACTGCTATCGTGATTCAATCGGCGACGGCACGGGTATCGTTCACCCTTGCGAGCCTCACCCAATTGGCAGGCACCAGCGCCCCCGGTACGGAGGATGCGGCCATGTTGAAAATAGCCGAGTTGTTCGGCTCCGTTGCTGGCGGTTCCAGCGCAGTCAAGAAATCTATGCTCATTCCCATCCTTGCCAACTCTCCGGGCGGGTCTGGCACTACGGCCAGCCACCTGCTCACCAATATCGCCGCTGCCGCGACGGAAATGGCCTCGCCGGCCTATCGTACCAACTGCGACACCTCCAACCTTACGGAATTCCGCATTGTTGCCTTCGTCTCTACGGCGGGCAACTCTACCTCGGTGATCCGCGTGAAATATGCCGGGACATCAGCCGGGCCTTTCAACGATGTACTGGGCGCCGACATCTCGCTGGCCACCACCGGCCTAAAAACGCAGGGCTGGACTGCCCTACCCGGCTCGGCTATCGGCGACGAATGGTTCACGGTGGAAACCCAAGGCGGCGACGGGGTGGCTGACCCGAGGATTGGGTACCTTCATATCGAGGTGCGATAGATGGCACTGAGCGATGCGGCACGGACAGCACTCGCGGGCTTTCTGGAAACGGAAGCCCGCGAGTGGGCAAAGGCTTATGTGCTTTCACGGCAAGCCTTTCTCGAACGCCGCAAGATCACGGCCAGCGGCGGGCTAAAGGAGTCGCTGGCGCATGAAGTCAAGACCGCGCTCGGCAACGAACTGCGCACCAATACGCTGATCCAGTTCGACGACCATGGCCGTTTCATCGATATGAAGCGGCTGAAGCCTCCCCGGGGAGGTGGCGATTATATCGCAGCCTTGGAAGACTGGATTCAGAAAAAGGGATTGCAGACGAAACTGCAGACGAAATTCATGGAGCAGCGCGGGATGAAAACTGCTCCGCAGAATATCGTTAACCAAATGGCCTGGGGAATCGCCATCAAGCGTTTTTCGGGCAAAAAATACAAGCGCCGAGCCTGGTACGCGAGATCAAGCGGCGGCGCAATCAACGACCTATACAACAGCGTAGCGGCTGGCATGCCTGACATCGTGTTGCAGGAAATCAAGGCCGCTTTCGATCAATAGGAGCCTCGCACATGCGGGGCTTTTTTCATTTCAAAACACACCCTTATGGCAATTCGTACCGACAAGGTGCAACTCGACATCGAGTTCATTACCGACGAAAGTAAGCAGTTCGCGAAAAGCATCTTGGACACCAAGGCGCTCACGTCCGAGATAGACAAGGCGAAAAAGGAACTGCGCGACTACGAGCGGGAGTTGCAGAAAACCACGCTCAGCGAGGCGAAGCGGACAGAAATACTCGGCAAGCAGGCCGACGCCGAAAAGCGCGTCGCCGACAACCTCACCAAGATAGCCGAGGAGGCGAAAAAAACCGCATCCATTGACCTCACGAAACTTGCACCGGCACAACTGATCGAGCGGGCGAAGCAGTTGGAACAGACCATGAAACTGATTCCGACGCATGCCCCCGCTTACGGCGCATTGGTGACGCAACTGAAGGCGACCAACGACCGGATTGCTACCTTGCGGACGGAAACGCGGGGGGTGGCAGCGGCGATGGATGAGGCGGGGAAGAAGGGCAGTCTTTTCGCCCGCGTGATGGGGGGCGCAATGTCCGTCTTCACAGGGATTTCTGTGGCGGGTGTAGTGGCTAATGTGGTGACAAGCATCGGCTCATACCTTTCAGGACTTTTCGAGACAGGCAAAGGGTTGACCGCCCTTTCTGATAAGACCATTAGCGTATTCGGCGAAGCCACTACTATCGTGCAAGGCTTTGCCGAAAAAACCGCGAAATCGTTGGGTTTCACGCAAAAAGAATTCGTTGGGCTGGCCACTGGCATCGGCGACTTATTGGTGCCGATGGGGTTCATGAAGCGGACGGCGGCGGAATTGAGTAGCATCCTTGTCACCCAAGGCGGGATTCTATCTAAGTGGAGTCTTGGGAAGTTGAGTGGGGCTGAAACAACGGAAATCCTACAGAAGGCGCTACTTGGCGAGCGCGACGCGCTAAACTCGGTCGGGATTGACGTGAAACAATCCATGATCGACGACGAACTTAAGCGGCGCGGGCTGGAAAACTTGACCGGCAGCAGCCTGCGCCAAGCGGAGGCGCTCATCACGCTTGATTTCATCATGAAGCAATCTACGAGCGCTAATGAAGGCTTCGCCCGTAGCAGCGAATCGCTTAGCCGCTCGACCGGATTGCTGAATGCTATGTTCAAGGAGTTTGGCGAGCGGATCGGGTCTAATATGGTAGCCCTGTATAAGTCGCTTGTTGGCGGCGTCGCCAGTCTGGTCACGGAGCAAGAGTCCCTTACCGATGCTACGCGGCAGACCCAGATAGCATTCAATGCCGAAATCGAAATCCTGAAAGAAGGCAATTTCACGAGCGAAGAACGGGCGGGATTGATCGGGCAGATCAACGAAAAGTACAAGGAGTATCTGCCCAACCTGATCGATGAAAAAGCCAGCATTGACGAGATCACCACCGCACAACGGAAGTCCAACGAGATGTTCGAGCAAAAAATGCTCTATGTGGCGATGGAGGAAGAAATTGCGGCGGTACTTGAAAAAAGTAAGGTGGCGGCCAAAGAGGCATACCTGTCCGAAGTCAAACGGGCAGATGCCAAACGCAAACTGCTCGATAATTCATTGACCCAAGATGAAGGCCGCTACATTACGTTTCTCGAACAACAACAGGAACTGAACACCTCTCTCCGGGAAAGCAGCCTTGAGGTGATTAAGAACACGCCAAACGAGATTGCCGCGATTGAAAAGAACTTCGGGCAGATTGCGGAAAGGCTCGGCACTACCCTCGACAACCTTCGGTTGAAATTTGGGCGCAAGGAAACGAAACTGATTGAAAATGAAATCAATCGGTTGAAAAAAAGCGGCGAGAAGGAAATAGACGAACTTTCCGATGCCGAAAAAAGGGCAATAGAAAAGGCCGCTGAAATCCAAAAGGCAAAAGACTACCTCCAAGGGGACCTTATCGCTAAGATCCCCGCTGCGGCCATTGGAGGCCGGGGCCGACCGGATAACCTCGGTTCTCAAGTAGGCGCAGCCGGTGGCGCGAATGCCGACCGCCTTGCCGAGGAGGCCAACTTGCGCGAAAAATTCCGCAACCTCCTGAACATGGAGGAGGAGTTCGAGGTCGAAATGTCGGCCATCCAAGTCGCCAAGGCCGACGACCGGCTGCGGATGCTGCGCGACAACGGCCTGACAGAAACCCAAGAATACCAAAAGGCGCTCGACGCCAAACTGAAGGCGCAGGAAAACCACGCGCAGGCGGTTGAGGACTTGGAGCGGCGGACACATGAATACAAGAAATTCACGCTAAGCGAGGGGCTTAGCATGTCGTCGGACGCCCTCGATGTCGCAATCGATCTACTGAGCAAGGATGAGGCCGCACGTAAGAAAAACGCGGCGGCCATTCGCGCCTTCCAAATCGCGCAGGTAATCACGAACGGCGTACTGGAAGTGCAGAAAATATGGGCGTCGGTGGCCGAGTTCGGGCCTCTTGCTCCCATCGTCGGTGGTGTGCTGACCGCTTTCGCCGTAGGGCGTAGTGTCGCGAGCATCCAGCGGATCAGGTCGCAGAAATTTGCGCGCGGCGGCACGGTAGGGTTTTTCGGCGGCAACAGTCACTCGGCGGGCGGTACGCAAGGGTATTTTTCGGACGGCACACAGATCGAGGTGGAAAAAGACGAGGCGTTTGCCATCGTGAACAAGCGCAATGCGCCGATGCTTCGCTTCTTGAGCGCGGTGAATTCGTACGGCGGCAATGGCGTGCCGTATGATCGCCCGGGCGGCTCGTACTTCGCGCAGGGCGGCATACCGAGGCTGAACACCACGCCCAACGGCGGCAAGCAACAATCTGCGCCGGTGATACCGAGCATCGAGCAGTTTGTGGCGGCGGTAGATCGGTTCGAGCGGATTGTCGCGGGCTTTCCTCGGGAAGTGCGGTCGTCGGTGAACTACTTCGATGTCAAGAAGGCGGGAGAAACGATAAGGGACATACAAAACGAAGCAGGGGTGTAGGTGCGTCCTACCCCCCTTAATTAAGGGGGGTGACCTTTGGGGCATGACAATTACACTCGACGAAGCGCTCGCGAAAATAGTGAGCAGCGGGGAAATCCCGCAACGGATCGCCTTCGTGCGGTCGCAAGGCAAGGAAGCGGGGACAATCAAGGATATCGTGGCATACTATGGCGCTCCGAACCCGAAAGACCCAACGGCGGCCCCTGGCAAGCAAAAGAACAAAGAGACAGATGCCCGCAAACAACGGACATCTCACTTGGAGAGCGGGACAATCCCGCTTACTGAATTCGGTAGCCGCCGGATGCAGACACCTTTCATCTTCAACCTATTGGCCCTGAACGGGGCGAAAATCGTATCATGAAGCATATTGTAGGGAATTCGTACTATGTCGAGCAGGGCGCGGCGGTAATCACCTTCTCCTCCGAACTCGCGGAGGGATTCGACAAGGGGATACTGATGCCCATATTGCCAACTGACGCAAAAGAACGGGTGGAAATCAAGGCTTGGGGCGCGAAAAACGACCTGCCGCAAGTGCGCGAACTGCTCATCACCGAAAATAATATCGTTCCGGCCTTGATGCAGACTAAGCGCAATATCTTAGTCGGCTCCGGCATTATGGCCTACCGTGAACGCTACGAAACCGACGCGAAGGGCAAACTGAAAAAGGTGGTCGAAGAGGTAGAAATGCCGCAAGCGGTGGCCGACTGGATGGAAGAAAGCGGATTCGAGCAAGTGCTAGAAGACGCTGCCGCCTCTTGGGTCAAGCACAGCATTATCCTGCCTGAGTATGTCCGCAACCTTGCGGGCGAGGTACTGAGCATCGAAATCAAGGAGCCTAAGTACATGCGGGCTGGTAAGGCCGACGACAAGGGCAAGGTAAAACGGTGGTACTGGTCAAATGGATGGGCCGAAAAGAGTACGGCGAAGAAATACAAGATTGAGGGCATTGATGTGTACCAGGGCGAAGCCGCGCAACAAGCGCGGTTTGTCATGCCGATGGGTGATATGTTGTTCAACGATGGCTACTACCCTATCCCGAGTTGGTGGGGCAGTTGGGAGTGGATTGAATTGGCTAACGAGATTCCCGCCTTTCACAAGGCCAACCTCATGAACGGCTATAACATAAGGTGGCACATTCAAATCCCTTACGACTATTTTCTCGACTACGAGAAAATGAACGCCGCACTCACCGAAGAGGAAAAGGAGGCAGTGCTGGCAGAAGCGAAAAAGCAGGAACAGAGTTTCATAGACGACATCAACGACGTGCTGGCTGGCCTGAACAACTCGGGCAGAACCGTGATCTCGAAATACGAGATCGACAAGGCCATGGGGAAGGAATATCCCGGCATCAAGATCACGCCGTTGAACTACGACATGAAGGATGGGGCGCTCTTGGAGTTGTTCGAGAAATCGAATACCGCGAACATAAGCAGCCAAGGTATGCACCCTACCATCGCGAACATCGAGACGGCTGGCAAACTGTCCAGCGGCACGGAAATTAGGAATGCGTTCCTGATGTGGCTCATCATCAACACGCCCATCCCTCGGCGGGCATTCATGCGGATGCTTAAGCCGGTGGCCGATTCGCGGGGATGGGACAAGTCAATCAAGTACGGCATCCGCGACTATGAACTCACCGCCCTCT